TTCTTCACGTGCGGCTGGATCGACTCGATGCGCAGCAACTTGTCGCTGATCGGCTGCACGCCGCGCGCCGGTACCGGGACACCACGGGCCGCCGCGCGCTTGACCAGCTCCGAGTACAGGAAGGCTTGGAACTGTACGGTCTCGATCACCCACAGCAGGGCGCGGTACTCCGCCTGGTAGGCGATCACGTCTTCGATGATGCGGTCGGGCAGGCGCTTGCGGATGGCGGCCTCGACCACGTCGAGGATGCCCGTCTGCCGGTTGAGCCCGCCCACCAGGATGGCCGATGGGTCGCGGCTGGCGCCGGCCTTGCCGAGCGAAGGATCGCAGGAGCCGAAGAAGATCCAGTCGGCCAGGCGATTGACCCAGAACTGGACGATGCCGGCGAACGGGGCGTTGTCGCCGGCCACCGGATCGTTCTGGTATTCGCTGTCGAAGGTGTCGTGGCCGTCGCGGGCGCGGATGCGCATTAGCGCCAGCAGCGGGCGCGCGGCCCAGCTGCACTCGGCGCCGCGCTCCATCTCTACCTGGTGCTCGGCGTAGAAGGCGTCGGCGGCCTCTTCGCCGCTGTTGCGCAGCGTCTCTTCCCAGCGATCCCACAGGTCCATGCGATCGGGCCAGCGCAACAGCGCCTTGAACTTGGCCGCGCGCCACAGCTTGTTTCCGAGCGTGCGGTTGAGCACCGAATCGTAGTGCAGGATGGTGCCGATATAGACCACGTCGAACTTGGCCCCTGCGCCGCCCAGCGGCAGCACCGTCTTCGTGAGCCAGCTCTGCAGCTTGTCGCGCTGGTCTGGGTTGCGCACCTGCTCATCGTTCTCGATATCGTCGAGCACGGCCAGGTCGGGCCGGTACGGGCCGTGACGCAGGCCGCGCAGCTTCTTGCCCGAGCCCGCCACCTGCACCTTGGCATTGTTCGCGGTAACGATCGTGCCCGCCTGCCACACGCGCCCCTGGCCAGTCGCGTCGGGGAAGTCCATCTGCAGCCGCGGGTTGAACTCCAGCTCCGCCTTGATCGCCTCCAGCATCGGATACGCCTGGTCGATGCTGTCCATCACGATCACCGGGTAGCGCTTGCGGCCGGTGACCAGGCACCACACCACGAAGAGCTGCGAGACGAGCGTGGACTTGGCCTCGCCGCGGGGCGCCGCGATCGCGTCGGTCTCGCTCTTCTCACTGGCCACGATCTCGGGCAGGCGGGTGAAAAGGTATCGGTGCAGCGCGCTCTTGTGCGGGCTGCGCACGTAGTGCGGAAAGTACGTGCCGATGAAGTACTCGAAATCATCCCACGCCAGTTTGCGCCGCTTTTGGCACTCGACCGGATCCGGGTCGAACCCGGCCACCTCGGCCTCGATCCGCGCACGGAACGAGGCGGCGAGGTTAGCCAGGTCGGTGAGGAAGGATTTGCGGCTAGACTTCAAAGCCTTGTATTCCTTTTCAGAGGGTTCATGCCATGCTGGACATCATTGCAACTGGCCTTACGGCGCTGACGGCTGCTCGAGACATCACCAAAGGCATCGCGGGGCTGAAGGAAGATGTAGCTGTTCAGATCAAGGCGGCAGAGCTTCTGACGATCATTGCCGACGCCCAAGGAAGCCTTAATGAGGCGCAGGCGCGAATCTACGAATTGCAGGCTCAACTGCGCGACGCCAGAGATGCCCTTGCGAAGCGCGCTGACTTTGACCGATACGCGCTGGCGGAGCCATACCCAGGCTCGTACGTGTGGAAGCTCAGATCCGACGCGCGCTTGCCGGACGAGCCGATGCACTACATCTGCCCGCTCTGCAAAGAAGAAGGGGTGGTGACTGTCCTCCAGGCCACCGACGGTGACGGCCTTGGGCTCTGCAAGAAATGCAGGAAGAACTTTCGGATAGGACTGGCGCCTGGCGTTGCGTAATGCCTTTTTCTCGAGATCAGCCATACGCCCTCGCAATCTCATCGCCGAAGCTCTCCAGCTGCTCGACGAACTCCCCGGCCAGCGCCGGCTTTCTCTTGGCGATGAACTCGCCGAAGCGCTTGAGCACGTCCATGGCGATCGCCAGCTTGTCGGTCTCGGGCATCAGGCGCTTCGAGACAGCCATGAGCTTGTGGTAGGCGTCGGCCAGGCTGGCGAGCATCTGCACCTTGGTGGCCGGGTCCATGTCGGGCGCGGCCTGGATGCTCTCGACGGTGGCCTGCACCTGCTGCACGACCACGGCCAGCGTCTGGCGCACCACGTCCTCGATGCCGCCGCCGGCGATCATCTGCGCGCCGCGGGCCTTGTCCCAGTCGTCGCCGGCCTTCTTGGCCTCGGCCTTCCAGCGGCGTGCGGTGGCGATCGGCACCTCGTGCTTGAGCGCGGCCACCTCCAGCCCGAGCTGATCGAAGACGAAGGCAGCGCGGACCGCCCGGCGGGTCTCGTCAGGGTGCGCCATGGTCGGCCTCGAGCTCGATGGTGCCGCTGATGGTGATCGGCCATGCGACCGTACGATCGGGGTCGATCGTCTCAACCATCCAGGCGAAGGCGCCGAACAGGGCCGCGACGAAGGTGAAGCACCATTCCGGCACCCAGTTACGCGTGCACAGATCCGGGCAGCCGCTGTAGGTCTTGCCGATGTACACCGGGACCAAGCCGCAGAACCAACCATAGTGGGTGTAGTCGCGGGCGATCTCGGCCTCGGTCAGGCGATCGAAGATGGCCATCACGCCACCCCAGGCATCTGAGCACGCTGCAGCACCACATCCCGCCCGCCCTCGGTGAGGGTGGCGGCGTCGGCCAGGCCGGTGACCAGCCCCACGTCGGCGAGCCACAGCAGATCGGCGCGCACGCGGTCGACAGTGACGACCTGGCCGTGGACGGCCTCGAGCTCGTCGCGCAGGCGCCGGGCCGTCATCGACTGGCCTGGCACGAAAAACAGCAGGCTGAGGATGCCGTGGCGTCGCAGGCGCTCGGCTTCGCGCTGGGCGGTGGTGCTCATGTGCGGCCCCTTATTGCATGCCCTTCTGGGCGATCTGGTTGAGGATCAGGCGCAGCGTGTCGCCCTGGCCCTTGACCTCGCCGAGCAGCGTGGCGAGGGTGCGGGCGGTTTCGTTCTGCTTCTCGTAGAGCTTGCTGAGGTCGTCGTGCGTGGGCGCCTTGCTGACGATCCCCTCCAGGCGCGAGATGCGGGTGGCGTGGTCGGCCATCCGCGAATCGAGATCCGATTCGATCGCCTCGAGCCGGCGCTCGACCGCTGCGGAACGGGCCGCCTCTGAGTCTCGGTGCGCGGCCAGCTGGTCGGCGAGCATGGCGCCGTACTGCTGCAAGAAGGTGCGACCGATAGCCCAGACGCCAGCGATGAGGGCGCTGGCGATGCCGGCCAGCAGCGCAATGGAGAGATAGTTGATTTCAATGATCATGGGCGGGCGTCCTGGTCTTCGGTGGGCGTGTGCCAGTCGATCAGGGCGTTGAGGCGCTGTGCGCACTGGGCGTATTGGGCGTAGGCGGCGTTTGCCCAGCGGGCGACGTCGGTGTCGCTGGCGACGACGGCGTCGGCTTGGTCATGCCCCGTGGCATGGGCGGCAGGCTCGCCGGCATGCGTTGCAGCAGGCTTGCCGGGGGCAGGGGCGCTGGCGTCGGCTCCGGCGGCGGCACGGTCGAGCAGGCGGAGAGCATCAGTGCCAAGGCAGGCACGGCCAGTGGTCGCTTTTTCGATTTCATGGTCGAGACGGTCCTGAAGGGCGAGCGTGGAAGCGTTGGCCTGGTGCAGGTCGCGCGTGAGCTGGTCGCCACGTTCGATGGCGGCCTTTAGCTGCACCAGGTGCTGGACGGTGGCGGTGAGGCGCGCGTTGGCCTGCGTCTCGCGCAGCTGGGAGATCTCCAGATCCTTGACCAGGAGCGTTACTGCGACGCCGCCAAGGGCCCCCAGCACGAGCGCGGTAACGGCGATGACCCACGAAGGGAGGATGCGAGCCGCGATCACTGAGGCACCCCCATGCACTGGCGATACTCCGCCTTGCGACGGGTGACGAGACCGGGCTCGACTCGGCCGCCGGCGTACGTCCAGCGCAGGATCTGCGCGCAGGCGCCGGCGTAGTCGGGCGGCGTCTGGCGCAGCTTTCGAACGAGGGTGGAGCCGCAGAAGGCGGTCGTGCCCACGTTGTATGCAAGTGAGACGTAGGCGTCGAATTCATGCTGGGCGAGAGGCACCTCGCCAATGCAGGCGCCCACCTCGCGCGCGTAGGCGTCTGCATCTGCGGCGAGACGCTGCACGGCGCGTACCGGGTCGGTGCGCTGGCCCATGCGCACGCCGACGGTTGTGCCGAAGCCGATGGTGGGCACGCCCACGCCGTCGCGGTAAGCGTGTTCGCGGTAGCCCTCGTAGCCCGCAAGGGAGCCCACGAGCAGCGCCGACGCGGTGAGGCCGATCGCAGCCTTACGCACGGCGAGGGCTCCAGCTGGAGGGCGAGAGGCGGCAGGTGATGTGCGGCGAGACGTAATGCCCCACGGGCATCAGCGCACAGCGGCCGAAGTCAGACACGCCGACCAGCCTGTCATCGGCTGGTCGGGTGAAATGGGTGCAGACTCCACAGGCTTGGCGACCGTTTTCCATGGCCGCATCATGCGGCGATCATGACGGGCGGCAGGCGGTGAAGCTGTTCGGGGGCTGGAAAGAAAACGCCCCGCTGGAGAGGCGGGGCGTTGATTGCGCGCAGGGGGCAGCTTCAGTTTGCCATGTTCTACGCGTAGGCCTTATGCATCTTGCGATGCAATCATTCCGAAACCCGCCTACCCGGCCCGCACCGAAAGAAGCTGTTCGACGCGATCTTCTTGGCGCGCTCCTGCTCACGCCGGATGTTCGCCGGGTGCTGGTATTCACCCGCCAGGCGCTTCGCTTCTGCATGCTCTTGCAGCATGCGATCACATTCGTCTGGCTCGGATGCTGCACGAGCGCGCGCCATTTCGCGGCGCTCATCGGCGCGCTGCTGGTATTCGTTGCGAATGGCTTGAGCCTCTGCATTGATGGCTGCCTGCCTGCGCGCTCGCTGCAGATCCTCTTCGGATGGGTGATGCACTTTCAGCTCGATGGGCTTCGCGTTGGCGGCACACGGCGTCTGCGAATAGATCGTCTTGCCGCCTTCGGCGCACTTATAGACCTGGGCGTGCGCCGGCAGTGCAAGCGCGAAAGCGATAACGATGATGGCGCGCTTCATGGCATATCTCCTTTGCATTCGAGATCAATTTTGCCCTAGAACAAGCCCATCTGTCCGCCCATCTCCAGCACTTGGCCGGAGCCGTCGTCTGCGCGCTTGAGGACAATGCTGACCCAGCGGGTGGTGCAGCCGAACTCCAGGGCGATGTCCTCAAGGGTGGCGCCGGCGTCGCAGCGGGCGCGCATGGCACGCATGCGGGCGCGGGCAATGGCCTGCTTGCAGTTCGGGATGTTGAGGACGTCGTCACCGTACTCGGCCACGATGCGCTCGGCGCCACGCTGGCCGACGATCTCCGCCAGGCGCTCGAAGCGGGCGGCGCCGGCGGGGTTGTTGTTTGCCCCCTTGGGCACTGGAAACGGGATGCCGCCCAGCTCCCGGATCAGCGCCTCGGCCTTGGCCCAGCCGACGAGGCGCACGAGGTCGCGCGCGGTCTCGGGAAGGTCGCTTTCGAGGATGGGGGGCGCAGGTCTGCGAGCCATGACGATGCCCTCAGTTGCCAGCCTGCTTGAACTGCAGGGTACGGTTGAGCGCCGCGACGATGTTGCGCAAGGCGCGCGGGTCGGCGAAGTCGACGCACTCGGCCCAGCCGTTGCGCTTGGCAATAGCGTCGGCGTACTTGAGCGTGTGGACTTCGCCGGTGACGCGGTGCAGCTCGGCGAGCAGGGCATCGATCTTGGACAGCAGCGGAGCACGGTCTTCGGACGGCGTGACGCGCTTGCGGCCGGCGTAGCCTTGTTTGCCCCGGTTGAGGTGGTCGAGGATGTCGCCGAGTTGCGCAAGGGTGCAGTCGGCCATGCTCTTGCAGCCGGTGAGCTGTCGAACCATGTCGCGGCGGGCGTCGTTGTCCAGGCCTGCGGCCTTGCAGGCGGCGAAGATGGCGCGCTTGCGCAGCACGATGCGCTGCGCTGCGGAGGTGGCCTGGGCGCTCATTTCGTATGCTCCAGACTTTCAGCGGGCCGGATCTCCGCGCCAGTCTTCCAGTTCGGCATGCGCTCGATCTTCGAGCAGGACTTCCGCAGGTGGCGGCAAAGGGCCTTTGCGGTTGGCCATGTCGGGTCGAGGGTCTCGTAGAAGCCTTCCGCCATCCGCTTGTAATGCGCCTTGAGTTCGGCAGGCATGCCACGCTTTTTCGCTTGTTCGGCGAACTCCGTACGCTTCTTGGCCGAGTACAGGAACGTCCTTTTCAACCGCCAGAACTTTCGCTCGATGGCATCAGGCTCCGGGCGCGAACACCTGCTCCAATGAATGTAGCCGTCGATGAAGACGCCGATCGCGTAGCGCAGGCCCTTTACGCGCTCGACACTTAGAACAATTTCGTGGCCGTCTGCGCTAAGGCGAACATGGCCGAACGGGCTTGAAAGGTCGGCTTCGACTTGCTTCCAGTCTTGCGGGGTCATGGGGTCATTCCTCCTCGATGGGCATGAGCCACAGCAGAGCGCGCTGCAACAGGTCGGCGAGGTGTTCGGCGATTCGATGCAGCATGGCGGCCTCCTGGGCGGGGTTGCGTTACCAGACTTGTTGGAGGGCCCGCTCGGTGGCAGGCAGGCCCTCGGGCAAGGCGGGTTAATCTTCGAGCGGGGTTTCGCCCTCACCGAGTGCCCAACGGAGCGCATTCGCAACACCCTGCTCGTAGGTCATGCCGGGCCATGCGGTCGTGCCTTCATCTTCACGCTGCATGCAGGTGTCGATGACTTCGTAGATCTGGTCTTTTGACGGGGCCATTGCTCAGGCTCCTTCAACGTTCAGCGCATCACTCAGCGCCTTGCTTGCACTGAACTTGACGGCGACACGCTCGGGGATCTCGATGGCCGCACCGGTGGCCGGGTTTCGGCCGGTACGCGCGGCGCGGGTTGTGGCCTTCAGCTTGCCCAGGCCGGGCAGGGTGACCTCGGTATCGGAGTGCGGGTCAGCGCCGGCAAAGTGGCTCGTGATGACGCGGCCAGTGGCCTCGAGGACGGATTCGACGACGACCTTCTGCAGGTTGATGTCGGCGGCGACGGCTGCGATCAGTTCGGCTTTGTTCATGCTGTGATGCTCCATTGGTTATAGGGGGTTGCCGGTTCCCGGCGCCCTTTGCGGCTTTCGCCAAGGCGGGCCTTTGCTTTTTCCGTGCCGGCTGGGTCCGATATGTGCCCGTCGGTTTCCTGCGGTGTTCTGTCGCTATTCAGGAGGCGACACGGGCATGCCAGGCGTAGCTGCCGTGCCGCGGGTCGAGGCTGTGAAGAGTCACGCCCTTGTCGTCGGTGATCTTGAAAGACACGGCGCCCGCCGCTGCTCGGGCGATGCCTTCGGCGCCGGCCTGCACGTAGCTGATCTCGTCCTCCGGGAACGGGCAGACGTTGGTCCAGCTGCCGCGCGACTTGGCCTTGAGGTGCAGGGTGTTCATTCGCTTTCCTCGTCGATCTGAACGGTGCCGTTCTCGACGCCCGGCCCCATGTGCTCCATGAAGATGGCCGCCACGTGGTGGGCAAGGCTTTCGTCATCGAGGGCGGGCTCGAAGTTGACCTTGACGTTCACGTGCTCGCCGTCGGGGAGATCGCTGATAACGATGGTTGCGGAGGCCATCACGCACCTCCCGTAGCAAGCTCACCGCCCAAGGCCCACACGAGGGCGCCGAGCAGCCGCTGCAGCTCGCCCGTCATCAGGGCGAACTCGGCGTTGAAGAGCGCCTCGGCGTCTTCCTTCTCGCCATCGACCTGGTCGCGCACGACATCGAGGAACTCGACCTTCTTGATCTCCATCCGCTCGGTCAGCACGAAGCTGACGCGGTCGTCGAAGGTCAGCGCCAGCCGGGTCGGCAGCTTGCCGGCCTCCAGGTGGCCCTTCACCTCCTCGCCTTCCAGGGGGTGGCGGACGTAGCGCACGGCGGCCTTGTCCTCGCTGACCGAGCGCAGCTCGCAGTCCTGATCGATGGTGAAGCCGTCTGGAGCGCAGCCACGATCAAGCCAGTTGGCCATCGCCGATATCGGCGACAGTCCGGTGCGCAGCAAGGTCAGCGGGAAGCTGTCGAGGGTGTGGCGCAGCTGCTCGAGCATGTCCTCGGCCTTGCTCTGGCTGGCGGCGTCGATGACCAGCCAGCCATTGACCGGGTCGATCCAGGCGAACATGCGGCGACGACGGGTGAAGGCGCGCGGCAGGAACTCCCGCATCACCTGCTCGCGCAGTTCCTTCATCTGGGCGCGGCCCAGCCTGTAACCCTGCTGCTCGGCGAGTTCCTCGGCGCGCGCATCGGCTTCCTGCTTGACCACCGCCGAGGGCAGCAGACGGTGCTCGAAGCCGAGCGAAACCAGCCACTGGTCACCGACGGTGTGCACCAGTACGTCATTGTTCAGCGGCGACAGCCAGCCGCGGCTTTCGGTGTCCTGGCTGCCGCAGGGGTGGAAGGGCTTCTTTGCGAGCTGCTGCTCGAGCTGCTCGGCCGTGATGTCCCAACCGGCGGGCAGGCGGTAAATTTGAAGATCGCGGAACCACATCACGCCACCTCCGCCAGCTGCTCGCGCTTGATCTCGTAACCGAACGCATCCTCTTGCTTGAGCGATGCGCCCACTGCGTGCAGGGTCTCCAGCGGGAGGCAGCGCATGGCTTCCTTGTTCGGCGTCTCCTTCACCAGGAGGCACTCGCGCAGGCCGAGATCCTTCAGCGCCTGGACAGTGTCGGCCACGCGCTTGATGACGACGCTGGTCGAGAGGCGAAAGCCGACGGTGCCGAACGTGAGCTCGCGCGTCTTGACCTTGATGAACTCCGCGCGGTTGGATTCGGCGTACTCCTTGATCGCCATCTCAAGGCCGAGCTTCTTGTTCTGCAGGGGCTCGGCTGCGGCCTTGGTGTCGGCCTTGACCTTGTCAATGCTCTCTTGCTGCGCAGCCTCGAGGAGTGCGAGCTCACGGTCGATGCGGCCGATCTCGGCCAGGCAGCGGTCGACTTCGTCCCAGGATTCGAGGGTGGTGCCAGATAGGCGTTTGCGGGCCATGTCAGTGGTCTCCAGTGGTGGCGGGGGTGGGTTCGTTCTCGCGCATGGCGGCCAGTGCAGCCATGCCAAGATCGGTGATGCGGTAAGCGCCCGTGCGGCCGGTGCCCACGGGAAGGCCGGCGCGGCCCGGCACCTCATAGGCGGCCCACCCGCGCTGGCGAATGTCGTCGGCGAGGTGATAGACGGCGTTGCGGCTGATGTGCCGGTCGATGCCGTCGAGCGGCGAGGCGGCGATGCCTTCGCGAAGTTCGCGGACGGTGAGATAGGTGCCGCGCGACAGCAGCCCGAGGATGACGCGGCGATGCAACGCGGCCCGCTTCACCGCCGGGTTGTTGGCCGAGGTGTCGCGGCCGACACGGATGCACTCTTCGCGAAATCGCTCGGCCGCTGCGGCGGCGAGCGCTTGTGCCTGCTGTGCCATGTTGGGGATGGTGGCCGGCGTCATGCGCGCACCTCGTGCGCGGCTTGTTGTGCACCGGGCACGCCGAGGAGGCGCGCGAGCCGCGCCGTATCCCTGCTGGCAAGCTGTACGAGCAGGCCCCCGTCGTAGATGCTCAGCCGGCCGTCGTCCCACAGCGCGAACTCGATGGGCTCCGGGTCAGCCACGCCCTTCGCCTGCCCATCTACATCAGGCGCAGCGGCAGGCGTTGGCCGCTGGAGGCTGGTCTGGCCGGCCTTGGGGTCATAGATGCGATCGGAGCCCTCGCCCGGCAGGCGGCCGCGGGCGACCTGGTTGCCGTCGGCCATGCTCTTCACCAGGTAATCGACCGCTTGGTGGCTGATGTGGAGCTCTGCGGCGACCTGCTTGATGCGATAGCCCTCTGCGATGGGCTTCCCGGCGACGAGTTCGGCGATGGCTTTGCGTCGATCGTCGGCACGTTCGGTGGTACGACCTTTCATCTGCTTTTCCTCCTGTTCGCGGCGCTCCGCGGGGGATTGCGGAAAGTGCCTGGGGGTGTGGGTGCGGCGCGGCGAGAAGTGGCCGTTCGCGTTGAGGGTTTTCCAGGGATCCATGCCGACGCGGGCGCCGGTGGGCCAGAGGGCAAGCCAGGCAGCGGGGTCGCTGGCGCGCTTGATGTGGGCGACGTTGATCTGCCGAGACGCCTTGAGCGCCTCGATGGCCGTCCAGAACTCGGTCTCGTCGCCACCGACGCGCGCGAGCAGGTCTGCGTCTCGTGCGGGCTGCTTGCTGGTGTGCGCAGCCAGCATGCCGAGGATGCGATCGGCGACAGTGGGGGCGTCGCTCATGGCTGAGCCTCGGCAAGGTGTGCGGCCAGGGTTGCGGCGACGGCCTCGGGGTCGGGCTGCGCGCCGCAGGCAATGCGTGCGTGATCGACCTGGTCGGCGAGCGCGACGACTGCAGTCCTCAGCGAATCGATCTCGGCGTCGGTGGCGTGCAGGGCAATCACCACGCCCAGACCGAACGCACACACGAAGGGCAGGGCGCCTTCGGCCGCGTCGTGCAGCCAGGCCATGAAGTCATTCATCGTTTTTCCTCCGGCTTGTGGGCGCAGCGCTGGCAGGCCTGCCAGATCCGCAATGAAAGGGGGTTGTGCGTGGGGGGCGTTCCGAGCGCGATGCGGCGGCATTCGGACCGCGGCTGGGCCTGCAGCGTGGCCGGGCATTCGCTGACGACGTGCAGGCGGTCGATGACGCGATCCACGAACTGCTGCGGCACGTTGGGCCGGAGGTTGTTGAGCACCTGACTGACGTAGGAGCGCGACACCCCGAGCCGGCCAGCGATGCGCGAGACGCCTCCGCGCCCAGCCGCTTCCACGGCCTGCTCGAGCAGCGCGCGCCAGTCGATGGCGTTATCGGCCATGGTCGGCGTCCTCCTCGGTAACGGTGGGAGCCCAGACGACCTCGCTCAGGTTCGGGTCGAAAACGACTTTCGCGCGGCAGACCATTGGCGGCTTGGGGCCGGTGTTCCAGTTCGGTCGCAGGCGGTAGCGATTCATCACTCCGCTACGGCCACGCCGCACCAGGTCGAGGTAGCCGGCCGTCTCGAGCGTGTAGAGGTAGTCGCCTGCTGCGACGACGGTCACCTTCGCGGCGCTGCTGGTGGCGTGGGCAGCCAGCTCACGCGCATTGATGTCGGCGCCGGCGAGCATTCGCAGCGCGCGCCACATCTGCTCTTGCGCCAGGCCCTGGGTGACGCGAGTGCCGTTCTTGCGCACACGAGGGGCATCGACCCCCTCGTCGCAAGTCAGGGCGTAGGTCTTGCGCACGGTGCTGCCGCGTACGCGCTCGCCGCCCATCTCGCGGACGACGCCGGCCGCGACGAGGCAGATGACGTAGGAGCGCAACGTAGCCAGATCAACCGTGCCGGCGAGGTCGCGATCGAACCGGGTGGCGGCGACGATCTCTTCCAGGGTCCAAGGCTGGCCGATGCCGCGGGCGCGGATGGCAGTCCAGATCCGCTGGCGCGGGGAGACCCCGCCGCGGAGTTCGGCGACGGGCTTACGCGGCATGAGCGGCGCCTCCCGCAAAACTGGCGAGATCGGCTTCCACATCGTTCTGGTAGTCGAGCAGCGCGCGGACGGCAGCCTTTCCATCCTTGGCGTCGGCGACCGCCTCGACTTCCATGTAGCCGTGAGCGATGTTCAAGCGGCCGCGATCTACGGCGATCTTGAACAGGTGCATGACGTCACCATGGGCAACTTGGATGGCGCCGTCAGGGGTCGCGAAGTCGATTCCAACTCGGCCAGAGCGCCAAACGAACATGACGGCCATCTCACACCCCCCTGCGCGGCGCGTCGCCGGTGTAGAGCGGGCGATCGCCCCAGGTGCCGAGGCTC